GACGGCAGCAGCCAAATCGCGCTGGATGAAATCGCCTGCGCGGGTGCCGACCTTCGAGACATCGAGCCGCGTGGCGGGCTGTTTCGACACGAGCGGGCTCAGATAGCCGGCGTCGATCAGATCACGCACCGGCGCCTCGAACGCGATGTCCGTGAAGAGCGCGTTCTTGCCCTCATGCAACATGCCGCTGTCGACCCGGAAGGGCGTGGCGGTCAGCCCGATGACCTTGAGCGCGGGGTTGATGCGGGTTAGGCCGTCCAAAAACCGGCGGTACATGGTGCTGGAACTGCCGGGGATGAGATGTGCCTCGTCGATCAGCACGAGATCCGTGTGGCCGACCTCGTGGGCGCGGCGGTGGATCGACTGGATGCCCGCAAAGAGGATGCGGGCCTGTGCCTCGCGCTTGCCCAAGCCCGCCGAGTAGATGCCGGCCGGGGCCTCGGGCCAGAGGCCGATCATCTCGGCATGGTTCTGGGCGATCAGCTCACGCACATGGGTCACGATCAGGATGCGCTGGTCGGGCCAGGCCTTCAGCACGCCCTCAATGAAAGCGGCCATGACGAGCGACTTGCCTCCGGCGGTCGGGATCACCACAAGCGGATTACCCTTGTGAGATTGAAAATAGCCGTAGATCGAGGTGATCGCGGCCTGTTGATAGGGGCGCAGGGTCAGCATGGCATGGCCTCCGTCGGGCGGGCGTCGTTTGCCCAGGTCGAGCCATCGGCCATGCGGTAGGTGACGATATCGTCGCCCGCATCGATGACCTCGCCCGGGACGAGATCGGGGATGAAGAGATGGCGAGTGCAGGCCGCACGCTGCTCGGCGGGTGCCAGCATCCGGTCGTGGCGGGCGCAGTGCCAGCCTCCGTCAACGGGTGTCGCATGCAGGCAGGACCGGCAGGTCACGGCCGCCCCACCGCCATCATGACAGGCGGCATGGTGATCGCAGAACCGGCACTCGAACCAGGCCGGGTCTTCGCTGATCCGCGCGGGCGGATGCTGGGCGAAGATGACGCGCCCGGCCTTGTCCAGCAGGCGTTCGGCCATGGCGCGGTCGGCTTCGATACGCTCGATATGCAGCGCGTCGGTGTCCTTGCAAACCGCGACGTACAGGGCACGGGTGATGCCCGTCAGATGCATGTAGATCTGCATCTGCGCGGCATGCTGGGGCTTGGCCAGCACCACGCCTTTGGCGGTCAGCTCAGTGAAGCTCTTGACCCCGTGGGTCTTGAACTCCAGCACATGCCAGGTCTTCGGGGCCTCGAGGATACCGATGGCAACGCCGTCCAGCGAGCCGCCGAAATGGCCGCCATGGGCTTCGACGCGGAACTGGCGGCCGGTTTCTGGATCGACCTCGAGCACCGTCGCGCCGGTGGTGCGCAGATTGCGCACGAGCCGGTCCTCTTCCAGCTGGCCGGTCTCGAAGAGGCGCAGCAGGCGGCCGGAATGGCGCGAAGGCGTGACCCAGCGGAAATCGTACCACAGCGCGCGGGCGCAGGACTTGCCGATGATCGAGGCACCGAGGTGATCGCGGAAACCATCACCTTGGCGGGCCTCATAGTCAGCGTAGATCGCCATCAGCGTCGGCGTGGGGGCTTCGGGAAGCTCGGCCATTACAGACCTTCCCGTTCACTGCGGGCCTGCGCCTCAGCCAGAATGCCGCTCCAGGTTTCCGGATCATGGCGCTCGCGCAGAACGCCGATCAGCGCATCCTTCAGCTTTTCGCGGCGGCGACGGCCGGTGCTTTTGGCCAGCAGTTCTGCCCGTTCACGGCTCAGATGCCGGAGCGCCGTTCGCGCGCGGTGAAACCAGTCCGGGTCGATGGGTTTATGACCCCGCTGCCGGGCCAGATCAGCCGTCGCAATCTGCGTACGGATCTTGGCAATGGCGTCGTCGAGTTCAATCAACCGGCGCTGATCATCAGGCAAGCCGGGGCTGATCACGGCCCCAAGGTTTCCCTCGGCGGCCGCGTTGTTGGTGTCAGTCATGGAAGTGTCCTCAGATGGGGTTGGGTACCGCCCTGGCCGTCAACAGGTCACGGCGGCGCAGCGCGTCAGCCCTTCTTGTTCCAGGGCGCAGACGCCATCTTTGGCGGGTCCGCAGGTGTCGGCGCAGCGGGCGTCGGTTTGGCAGCACGAGCCACCGCGCCGCGTTCGGGCGGCAGGTAGGCGACGGCATTGCTCTCCCCGTAACCATTCTTCGGCGGCCTGACCTTCACCTGGATCGTCATCGGGATCAGGTGCAGTTCCTCGCTATCGCTGACATGCATCTTGCCCGTCGCGTGGCAGATGGCCGACAGTGTGCGCTGCGCGATCTCCACGGTGGTCGGGTTCGGGTTCACGAGGTTCAGCTGATCGAAGATCTTCCGGCCTTTCTGCTCACCCTCGAGGATGTCGAGCATCAGCCAGAGAAACTGGCCCATGCCGTTCTTGGTGACGCGCATCTCGCTTTCAACGATCTGAGCGCGGTATTTGCCCGCAGGCAAAAGCTCCTGGGCGGTGGTGGGTTCAACGCTGGTGGCGTCGAAGGACGTATCGAAACGTGCCATGGTATTTTCCTTTCAAGGCGATCATTCGGATTGGGGCATGGCCGCCATGAACTCTGCCCAGCTGAGGGGCAGCGTGTCCGGCAGGCCGTAACGGTTCTTGGCGAGGAAGGCGGGGCGCTCCTCGGTGTGCATGACGCGCGCACCGGACCCGAGCGCCCGGGTGACCTTCTTGTTGAAGCCGACATCAGATTTGGCGACCGAGATCTGATAGTTGGCGAAGAGCACCACATCAGAATGCTCCTGCAAGAGCGCCGAGGCGCGGGCCTGCAGCTTGATCACATAGCGGTCATAGGGCTCGTGCTCGGGGCTGTCGAAGCGCTTGATGTCGGTATGGGCGATCTGGATAACTGCCATGCCTTTCTGGTCCCGGAGCGCATTCAGCTTGTCGAGGTACTCCCGCCAGACAGTCAGCGCCTCGGCATAGCCTTTCCCGAAGCCGGGGGTTTCAATGGTAGCCCAGCCGTTGCGGTGGCAGGCTTCAGCCCAGATCAGCGGCTCCAGCCAGTCGACGCTGTCGATGACCACCGTGCCGAAGTCGTGGCCCTCGGTCAGGAGTGCATCGAGTGCCCCGGCCACGTCCGCATAGCTCGTCGCCAGCGGAAAATGTGGCACCTGCAGTTTTCCGAGCCCGTCCTCGGTCATGATGAACACCGGCCGGTCGGCATCAGAGGCGAAGGTGGATTTGCCGACCCCGGCCACGCCATGGATCAGGATGCGCGGCGGTGTCAGCGACGAGGTCATGCACAGGGATGCGAGAGAAATAGCCATCAGGCAGTGCCCTTCGCTTCCAAGACCACCTTCAACGCACCCATTTTGACAGTACGCGCCGGCTCAAACCCCTTGCGCCAAGCCTCAGGAAGCGCGCCATACGTGCGCTCAGAAACCGACAACTTCGTGTCGATGAACTCAGAAGGATCCTCCCCTGCCGATGCGATGTTCTGGGCAATTTGGGCGAGCTTTTCCTGGTCCCAGTCGACACGTTTGGGCAGATCAGCCACGACCGCGTAGTCGCCGTCGACCAAGCGGACCGTGCCGGTGTCCTTGCCGCAGGCACGGCGCGCTTCGGCAGCCCGGGTCGCATAGCGGACCTCAAAGGCTGTGTTGAGCCGCAGCGTCGCGGACTTCAATTGCCTGGCAGCATTATCAAGTTCCGCCTGCAACGCGGCCAGCAATTCGACCGGCATTTGCGCCATCTCGCCGGTCGGCAGGTTGAGCATATCATCCACGCTCAGGGTGTTCTTTGGATAAGTCATTCGCGTCTCCATGTCTTGGAAGTTGGTCATGCATCCGCCCGCAGCGGGCGAGTGGTTGGGGATGTGTTGGGATCAGGGCGCGGACGCGCGATGGCGCGGTAATCGAAGAGATCCGGGCCGAGGCGCTCTTGAACGAGATGAACAAGGTTCTGTTCTGACGCGCGCCAAGCGGCGGACGCGATCATCCGCAAGCTGCGCTGCTGCGATGCCGGAAGCTTGGAGACGAGCGAGACCGCATCCACCGCGAGAAAGCCGCGATGGTAACTGACGGCCGCACCCGGAGGCGCCAAAGACACCCAAGCAAAAAAGCCAATGTCGTCGCGGATGTCAGGCTGCATCATGCCACCCGTGCCGCCTGGACGGCCTCGCTTT